ATGAAAGAATATTTAATAATGACTATGTTAAAATCAAAGAAAGTATGGTACACAATAGCAGCTATGGTAGTACCTTTTATCGCAAGATCATTAGGTGTAGATGAAGTTCACGTTAGCGAAATATTTTGGGCTTTATTAGCACTACTAGGAGTTACAGGTTTACAGGACTTCGGTAAAGATGCGAAGTAATAGATACAGATTAAAACCACACGAGATACAAGTCATTCAAAAATTGCGAGAGCAAGAAGTAAGTAACGTATTAGTCATAGGAGATTTGCACGAACCTTTTTGTCTTGACTCGTATCTTGATTGGTGTATAGAACAATACCACACCTATAATTGCACGGAGATAGTGTTTATAGGCGATATAATAGACAATCACTACTCAAGTTACCACGAAACCTCAGCAGATGGTATGGGTGGCTTAGATGAACTAGAATTAGCTATTAAGAGAATCTCTAGGTGGTATGATGCTTTTCCTAAAGCAACTGTAATAATAGGAAACCACGATAGAATCATTATGCGTAAAGCACAGACAAGTGCAATACCAAGCAAATGGATCAAATCATATAAAGAAGTATTAGAAGTACCTGATTGGAACTTTGTAGAAAGATATGTAAAAGATGGTGTACAATATTTACACGGAGAAGGTGGTACGGCAAGAACAAAGTGTAAAGCAGATATGATGAACACAGTACAAGGACATTTACACACACAAGTATATTGTGAAACATACGTGGGGCAAAACTTTAGAGTATTTGGTTTACAAACAGGTTGTGGTATAGACCATGAAAGCTATGCTATGGCTTATGCTAAATATGGAAAAAAACCTGCAATAGGATGTGCAGTTGTACTAAACAATGGTACACTACCTATTAACCTCTTAATGCCTTTATAATCAATAACTTATATATATTAACATCTTAATTGTTAATAACTTATTTAATTACTTTGTTAATTAGCAAGTTAATTATTTATATATTTGTACCATAAAATAAAAATTATGAAAACAAACTATAAAGTAATTAACAGACAAACAAGAAATGAATATATACTTAATGCTAAAGAAGTTGTAGAGTTTTTTAAACATCAACACATTAGAGATTATGCAGTTTCTGTAGTACCTAACCCAACATATACATTTTTAAAAACATTAGCTACTAGCATTTTTGCAGTAGCTTTTGTTGTATGTATGACTAAAGTTATTATGTTATGGATTTAAATTACGAAGATTGGTTAAAAGGAACTTACGAACATTGTATTGATCCTACATTAGATATATACGTTGATGAAGATACAAGATGTGTTATATGTGGAGATTATGATGAGTGTGGTTGTGAAGAAGAATGGAGTAATAAAAGTAACTGCTGCGAAGCAAAGATGGACACAGATTTAAAAATCTGTAGTAAATGTGGAGAGCATTGTGAAAGTGCTTGGGAATATGATAATAATTTAATAAATAAATAAATAAATATGAAAAATAGTAAAGTAACTAATGTACAACCAAATGGAACTTGGGATGGTAATTATGGATTGATGTATAAATTTGAAATAAGTTTTGAAAATGGAGATGTAGGAGAATATTCTTCAAAAAATAAATTACAAGATAAATTTTACATTGGACAACAAACTGATTATGAATATATAGATGGTAAGTTTCCTAAAGTAAAACCTGTATATATAAAACCTGATAATTTTAATAAATCTAATAACTATACTTCATCTAATTCTTCAAATGATAATAGACAATTATCAATCGTAAGACAGTCAAGTATAACTCGTGCAATAGAATTTATGAATCTTATGAATCTTATAAATCCTGTTAAATATACTAGAGAACAATTAAGACAAATAATATTTGAAGAAGCAGAATGTAATGAAAAATGGGTTATGCGTTCTGATGTTCAAAATAAAGTAGATATGATAAAAAAATCTTTTGATGCAGAAGTAAAAAATGATGATACACCATTCTAATATGACAGATAGAGAAAAATTTGAACACATTTGCGACCTTACTACAGAGATAGTAGGGTTGCAACAAGGTTCTTTAGCTTATAAAACTAGAAAGCAAGAAGTATTAATACCAAGAATGGTAGCATCAGTAATAGGTATAATAGCTAAAGATATTCACGTAACTGTTATAGCAGATATAATTAAAAAGGATCGTACTTCTGTATTGCATTACAAGAAATCACATAAATCTAATTATGCTAGTTTTCCTTATTATAGAAATATATTTAATAAAGTTTATGATGCTTATACTGAATCTGAAAAAATTAAAGTAGTTTTTCCTAATAAACACGAACTATGTAAATGTTTAATAGATGCAGGTATAAAGATTTCTGCTAAACCACAAGTCAAAATTAAGATAACAAGTGGTAAGGCAAAATATAAGTTACCAACTACCTATTTGCAATTTTCAAAAAATATTGATATAATTAAACACGCATTTAGAGAAGTTGATTACTCTACAGAAATTATAACATTATGACTGAAAAACCAAGCTACTACGCAAATATACCTGCAAACGTAAGGTACTCTGATCTAAAACCTAATGCTAAATTATTATACGGAGAGATAACTGCATTAAGTAATAAGCACGGCTTTTGCTTTGCTTCTAACAATTACTTTGCTGAATTATATAACGTAAATAAAAATACTATAAGTTCTTGGATTTCAGAACTTAATAAAAAAGGTTTTATAACAGTTAAGATAGAACGAGATTTAAGGAACGTAATCACGAAAAGATGTATAGGTATACTGAAAAACACGGAGAACCCTATACCGAAAATCACGGAGTATAATAATACAAGTATTAATACTACAAGTAATAATATATCTAAGAGGGAAGGTTTTGTTAATCACGTTATGTTTTTTGATTACCCTAAACAAATGAAACAAGAGTTTATAGATTACTGGACAGAAAAAAGTTCTGATAGAGTTAATGCTAAAATGAGATATGAGAAACAAGCTACGTTTGATGTTAAGTTGCGACTTTCACGTTGGGCAAAAAATTCAGCAAAATGGGAAAGTAAAAAGACAGGTACTTCTAAATTAGATGCACAGATAGATGAATGGCAAAAAGCAAAGAACTTATTATGATAAAAGAATATAAGCAGATGATCTACTTAGAAAAGTTATATAAAAAAAATACTATAGATTTGGATAACTATTTTAAGTATAGTGGAAAGTTAGAGATAGGTAAAAAATTTAAAGAACCTAAAGGAGATTATGTATATGTACATAGGAGATTGATAAAAAATGATATGTCTAAATATAAATTTAAAAAATAAAAATATGAAAATTAAAAATGAGGATGTAATAACAAAATGGGAGTGGATAAATATAGTTTCTGCTTTTAAAGAACAACAAATGGATGTAAAAGAATTAGTAGAATTAATAGAATCTTTTGGTAGAGTACAATCGTTATTATATTGTAAAAAGGAATTAAATATAAAAAATTCAAATGATTATGATGAATGGAGAAAAAAAGTATCACTAAACAAAATAGAAAATGAAAACTTTACAAGAAGAAAACCTTAAAGAACTAACAGAAAAAACATTAGACCTAATTGCTAAGACATCAGTAGAGTTAGGACACAGAGCAGATGCTAAAACTATGGCATCTCTTGCAAAGATATTAGCTGAAGATTTACAAAAAGAGAATAGATTTAGAAGAATGTATTTTAATCAGATACAAGATTCTTTTTATCAAGGTGTAAGGTTTTGCAACTTTGATCCTTTTCTTAATATAAGAACATTTTATCGTTGGATAATTGAACACAAGAAAAGAATATCTGATGCAATTTATAAAACAGAAACATTAAATCAGAAGAATGTAGAATTTTACCAACCACAATTAAAACAAATAAAATGATAGATTTTTTAAGACACTTAACAGGATTGTGTGGAGAACCACATCCTAGTTTATTATCACTATTATTAGGAACTCCTGTATTAAGTTATGTAATTTATAAATTTAAAAAGAAAACTAAATGAAAACAATAACTATAACACAAGATGAAATTAAAACTGCAACAGATGCAATTAAATGGCATCTAAAAAACTATGGTCATATAACAAGTTGGGAAGCTATAAAAGAATATGGTGCTACAAGATTAGCAGATATTATATATAAATTAAAGAAACAAGGTTACAATATACATACTACTGAAATAGCAAAAACTACTAGATTCGGTAGGAAAACAACTATAGCTAAATATCTATACTTTAAACCAAAACCACAATACGAACAAAAATTAATATGGGGGTAAAAAAACCTGTAAGTAAACTTAAAAAAGAATTAGATAGTTGGTTCTCTAAATACATTAGATTAAGAGATGCTACAGATATGGGAGTTGCACAATGTTTTACCTGTGGTAAAATAGATCATTACAAGAAACTACAAAACGGACACTTTCAATCTCGTAGGCATCACAACACAAGATGGGATGAAAAGAACTGCCAAGTCCAATGTGTTAAGTGTAATATGTTTGAACAGGGAATGGCTTGGCAATTTGGACTTAGATTAAATGCTAAGTATGGATTAGGTACTGCTGAAGAATTAGAATATCTGTCAAAGGTTAATATTAAAATGACTAGGATAGATTATGTAGAAAAGATAAGTTATTACAAAGACCTTGTTAATAAAATAAAAAAGGAAAAGAATATAGAGTAATTAATTTTCTATATTTGATTATGGAGAAACCAATATTTGCAAACACTACACATCAAATAGTAGTAAACGATTATTTAAATCTGATGTTATCATTTGTAAAAGAGATTTCTTCAGAAACAAAATATAATAATTTTAAAGAAGTATTACAGGTTATTATAGAATATCATAATAGCTATGGTAAAGATGTAGATCAAGGTAACTGGGAAGATTGGCTAACACTTATACCTTCTCATACTTCAGTAATGGTAAACGGATATTTTGCAGGAATACAAACAAAAAGAAATTTAGAAACTATAAGAGCATACAAGTTATTATTAGATAATGCTTTAGAATTAGTTGTAAGAGATTTAAGAGATATAAAGAATAGTAATGAATAAAATATATCAAGCAGTAGCAGATTGCAGAAAGACATTTGTAGAGATGTCTTATACTTACTCGCAAGATATAAACGAAATAGAAGAATGTGTACAAGAATGTCTTATGTATTTTTTGCAAATGAATCCTCAAGTCCTAAAAGATATATATAATAAAGATGGACAGAAAGGATTAATAAGATATGGTGCAGTAGTATTAAGAAGAAGTTTTACATCAGTAAGAAGTCCTTACTATTATAAGTATAAGAAATACTATACTAACTTAGATGCACAAGCTAGTAGTATAACATACGACATAACAGAAACAGGAGAAACATCAAACGAGAAACACCTATACAATATACCTAATCCTGAAGAATACCAGCAATGGCAAAAGCTAGAACAAATAGACAAATTATTAGAGAACGTATATTGGTATGATCGTGATGTATTCAAGTTATACTATTACGAGGGTAACACATTAACAGGACTAGCAAAGAAAACAGGAATAAGTAGAAATAGCTTGTTCACGACTATAGACAAAGTAAGAGAATATCTAAAAGAAAAATTAGATGAGTAACTTTTTTGTAAAGAACGAGGTGTATGAAGAACGTATAGCATTATGTAGAGAGTGTGTATATTATTTTAAACCTACAGGTACTTGCAAGGTATGTCTTTGTTTTATGAAAGTAAAAGCTAGGATAGGAGTAATGGAGTGTCCTCAAAAGTATTGGAGTAAGACAACAGAAGTAGAGAGACCTGATGATATACCTGAAGAATTGATAGAAGAATGTCTTTTGATTTGGGATGATATAAAGACAGGAGTAGCAAAGAATGTAACAGTAAAAAAGAAAATGGTAGAGTTATACAACACAATATTTGGTACTAACTATAAACCTACAAGTAATTGTGGTACTTGTTTAAATAACTGTTTTCAAGGAATTAAACAAATAAAAGAAAAATATGGATAAAAAAATACCAGATTATTATATAGGAAAAAATCACAAATACGAAGCTAGAAAAGTAATATCTGATTGGGAATTAAATTGGAATATCGGTAATGCAGTAACGTATTTATTAAGAGCAAATTTTAAACACCATAGACCTGATGATTGTATAAAGAAAGCTATACATCATTTGGAATTTGAATTAGAGGAGTTAGAAGCAAAGAGAAAAAAGAATATTAGATTAAATCATATTTAAAATGTTAATATTTCAATGTAATAAATGTGAAATACAAAAGCAACTAAGTAAAGTTGTAATGAAAGTTATTGATGGTAAAATTTGTAATATAGGATCAGAGTGTCCTGAGTGTGGAGAATATATGCAAGAAGTAGAAAAAGAGTTTGGGGGTTTTCCAAATATAAGAAGAACAGAACCATCACTAAGTAAAAGACAAGATAGAATGTGGAAAGAAACTAAAGAAAAACTTACAAGCTAATGAAATTTGTAATTCACGATAAAAAAGATAAGATGCAATTAGTAAACTATTTAAAAGATATGGAAAGTCCATATACTGTAGAGGTTAAGAAACACAGAAACACAAGATCAAACGTACAGAACAATTACTATTGGAAATGTATAGTACAAGTGTTAGCTGAAGAACTCGGTTACTTTAATGATGAGATGCACGATATACTAAGGGCTAAGTTTCTTAATGAATGGGAGATGATAGAGATAAACAATAACAAAATAGGACTAAACAAGATAATAAGCACAACATCTTTAAATACAAAAGCATTTGAAGTATATGCAGAACAAATAAGAATATGGGCTTTGTCTGATCTAGGAATAAGACTAATGCTACCAAATGAATACAATTAACTAAACAAAAACAATTATGATTATAAATAATTTACAAGCACAAATAATAGCAACTGCAATAGAATCTGCTTACGAAGGTAAAGAAGATGTACAACTAAGTAAAGAAGGTTTAATGTTATTAGCAGAAACACAAGCATACTTAGTTTCTAAGTTATTACCTGTAAACAAAAATGCTATACAAGAAAGTATAGAAAATAGAATGATAAAACACCAATCACAAAACAAATAATATATATTTCTATTATATAATAGAATTGAATAATCAATTTAAATCAATTATGGACAAGAGAATAAACAATGGTGGTAAAAGAGAGGGTGCAGGTCGTAAAAGTAAAGCAGAAGAACAAAAGCTAATAGAGAACTTAACACCTATGAACCCTGATGCTTTAAAGTCATTAGAGATAGGTCTAAAGAATAAGGAAGTATGGGCAGTTAAGTTATTCTTTGAATATTTTTATGGTCGCCCTCAACAAAGAGTTGATGTAACAAGTAATAGCGAAACTTTAAACATACCAATAATAAACTTCGTTGAATCCGAAACTGAATAAAAAGTATAGTGCATTATTTTCATCTGATTGTAGGTACTTTATAATTACAGGTGGTAGAGGTTCAGGTAAGTCCTATGCAGTAACAGTATTCTTAACTCTACTAACTATGTCGCAAAACGTAAGAGTATTGTTTACAAGATATACAATGGTTTCTGCTCACTTATCTATTATACCTGAGTTCTTAGAAAAGATAGGCATATTAGGTTTAGATACAATCTTTAGCATAAACAAATCAGAAGTAGTCAATACATCAACAAAGAGTGATATACTATTTAGAGGGATAAAGACATCATCAGGGAATCAAACGGCTTCTCTTAAATCATTACAAGGTATTAACTGTTGGGTGTTAGATGAAGCTGAAGAACTTATTGATGAGAACATATTTGACACTATAGACCTTAGTATTAGAGAAAAGAAAGTACAGAATAGAATTATCTTAGTATTAAATCCTGTAACTAAAGAACATTGGATATATAAACGATTCTTTGAGGAGAGAGGTGTTTTAAGTGGATTTAACGGCATTAAGGACAATGTGTGCTATATACACTCCACATACTTAGATAATAAAGCTAACCTATCTAAAAGTTTCTTAGAAAGGATTTATAGAATTAAGAACACTAACATTAAGAAGTATCAACACAAAATATTAGGTGGTTGGCTAGACAAAGCAGAAGGGGTTGTCTTTGATAATTGGACAATAGGAGAATTTAATCCTGACAACTTACAGACATCTTGTGGTATGGACTTTGGGTTTTCTGTTGATCCTGATTCACTAACAGAAGTAGCTATAGATAAAAAGAAAATGAAGATATACATAAAAGAACATATATATCGTAATGGATTAAAATCTCACGAGTTAGCTAAGATAATATTAGAGAAGGTAGAAAACAAGCTAATAATAGCAGATAGTGCAGAACCAAGATTAATAGAAGATTTAAGACACTTAGGAGTAAACATAAAACCTGTAAAGAAAGGTACAATAGAAAGTGGTGTAACTCGTATGCAAGATTATCAGTTAGTAGTTACTTCTGAATCAACAAACATAATTAAAGAGTTAAACAATTATGTATATGCAGACAAAGGTAGTAAGTTATATGTAGATAGTTATAATCACGCAATAGATGGTATTAGGTATAACGTAATATATCACTTAGACAATCCTAATGCAGGTAGGTATTTCGTACAATAAGAAAAGGTGCAACTCCGAAGAATTACACCTTTGAAAAACAAAAACTTTTTGAAAACTTGGCAAACATAACGATTTTAAACTAAATAACAAATAATTCTATTATATATTATGCAAGTAAACATTAAGAAGGATGGTAAGAAAAATACTTACAATCTTATTAAGAGTTGGGATGATGTAACACTTGAAAAATGGGCTAAACTTATTGATGGTAATAATAAGTCAAAAACCCAAGAAGCATTAGATACGATAACTATGTTATCAGATATACCGAGAAAACTTGTAAAAGAGTTGAGTATAAATGATGTATCTAATATTCTAAATAAAATAGCTGAGTTGCAAAACAAAGCTAAGGGAAGGTTAAAGAAGATAGTAAAGGTAGATGGAGTAGAGTATGGGTTTCATCCTGATCTATCCGAGATAACACTTGGAGAGTACGCAGACATAGAAACATACATACAAGCAGGAATAGAAAACAACCTTGCTAAGATGATGGCAGTTCTTTATAGACCAATAGTTGAAAAGAATGGTAAGCACTATTCAATAAAGGGCTATAATGGTAGTGAGGTTAGGATGAGGGCAGAGAAGTTTAAGAAGATGAAAGCAATAGATGTAAATAGCTGCTTGGTTTTTTTTTGGACTTTAGGCAACGAACTATCAACGATTTTGCCGTTGTATTTGATGGAACGGATGAGGGAAATGAAACAATCACTACAGATGAAAAGTTCGCAAAGAAGTGGGGATGGTTTGGAGTAATGTATAGATTGACAAATGGAGATATAAGTAAATTAGGTGCTATAACAAATATGAACTTATATGAATGTTTAACTTGGCTAACTTATGAAGTTGATTTAAACGAAACAAAAAAAGTTAAAAGATGACACACTTTAAGAATTATAACAATACAATAGATACTCTAAAGCAGTTAGGAAATAATCAGTTTCAAATTAAAACTGTAACAACAGGAGATATATTTGAGATTGACTTAGAAAAGAATACTCTATATCCTTTAATGCACATCAATCCTGTAAACGCAGTAGCACAAAATAATCAAATGACTTTAAACTTTCAGATATTTATAATGGACTTAGTATTTCCAGATCAATCAAATGAACAAGAAGTATTATCAGATTGTTTAAGTATTTGTAATGATCTAATAGGCACACTAAAGAACGGAGAAAGTTTATATCTATCTAATACAACACATGGAGAAAGTCCTGCATACTTTACAGAAGGGGATATAACGATAGAGCCGTTTACAGAAAGATTTGATAACTCAGTAAGTGGATGGGTGTTTACATTACCAATAATAATTGAGAATGACTACAACACTTGTATAGCACCACAAGCTACAACTTATGCAGGTAAATAATGTTTAAAATAAAAATAGGAAAATTAACAATACAACTAATACCACCCAAGATTACTTATGAAATATGAAGATATATTAGAGAAGCTAGAAGAAATAAGTATAGGACTAGAAAGCTATAATGACTATCCTGATTCAGCTAGTAACAATGCTAAGAGAGCAATAGAATGGAAAGAAGAGAACGGAAGTGATTGTGGTACTAGAGTAGGTTGGACAAGAGCAGGACAATTAGCAAGAAAAGAAAATATAAGTAGAGATACTATAGCAAGGATGGCTTCATTTAAAAGACACGAGCAATACGCAGATGTACCTTATAGCGAGGGCTGTGGAGGGCTTATGTACGATGCTTGGGGAGGGAAAAGTGGAGTGAATTGGGCAATTAATAAATTAAAACAAATAGATAAATAATATGGCAGATTTAACAACAACAGTAACAGAAAGTGTTACATTAAATGGTGCAGTACGAGGTACTACTAATACTGTAACAACAACAGGTATAAATAACGTTTATGAAAGAATTGTAACTTGTACTACAGGACAAACTACTTTTTTAGCAGCTTTTGACTCTAACTCTTATGGTTCAGCAGTTCAGATAGACAAAGAAGATGTTAGATATATTAGAGTAACTAATTTAGACACTACTAACTCATTAGAATTAGCAGTAGTTGGTGCAGCTACATTATACCAAGTACTACTTAAAGCAGGACAATCACATATACTTTGTGCAGCAGATGATGTTATGTTAGCAGAAGCAGATACATCTCCTAGCTTTGGTACTATGGCAGATTTAGCTAGTTTACAAGTTAGTCCTGCTGCTAATTTAGATGTAGAGATATTTGTAGCTAGTGTATAATGGTAGCATTAGAACGATACTTAAATAGTTTCGGTAAAAGCATAGTCAATAAAGCTAAAGGTATATTAAAGAAAAAAAAGAAGGTAGTGTCATCAGAACTTCTTAATAGTATATCTTATACACTGCAAAAAACTACAGAAGGATTTACTGTGCAGTTCTTTATGGCAAATTACGGAACTTTTATTGACAAAGGAGTATCAGGTACTAAAAAGAACAGAACTTATGTAACCTACGAAGGAAAGCGAGAAAAAAGTCCTTATGCTTACACTACAAAACGACCACCTATGAGTGTATTAGATAAGTGGATAGTTCGTAGAGGTATTGCACCAAGAGATAAGAAAGGAAGATTTATGACAAGAAAAAGTTTACAGTATCTAATAGCTAACAAAATATATACACAAGGAATAGAAGGCATTAGCTTTTTTCAAAAACCATTACAATTAGGAATGAAGGATTTTTACAATCAAGTTGGTAACGCAATAAAAGAAGATATAATAAATACAATATAAAATGGCATTAACAATAGAACAAAAACCATTATACAAAACACTAGCAGTAGGGCAAGATGTAATATTTACTGTAGCAGACCAAAATGTTATAATAAATAATTACCAACCAAAATATACTGCTGATGTTTATGTAAACGAAAAAATATCAGATTTAACATTAATAACATCTAAGGTAGCTTCATTAAAAGTAACACCTAACAACGCAGGTGTAGGTATATTTTCTATTAGTCCTATTTTAGAAAGTTATGTAAATCCACAATATGAAGGTACTAATTTTGATAACACTATATTTAGTTCTTATAAGACAACAGGATATTCAGACACTACACCACATCCTATTCACTTAATTGATAAGTATTCTAATAATAACAATGTAGCTATTTACTTTACAGTAGTATTTAATATGGAATATTATACTGATGCTGCATTAACTATTTTTAGCACGGCTAAAAGAGTAAGAGCAGAAAACTATTTAGCATATAATGGAGTATTACAATCAGATGATATTATAAACCAATCAGGTACAGATTATGGTTTTAATCTTAATTCTACTGATTTAGTTTTAAATAACTTTGGTACTACACTTGGTAAGTTTATAAGTAACGCACCTATAACACAAGAAGCAAGATTAACTGATTATGGTACATTATCGTTTTTTAACTTTTTAAATATATCTGAGAATAGTTTTCAAGTAGGTACAGATAATGCTACTATCAATATGGTTAGTTATATAACAATAAACTTATACAATAGTGCAGGTGTGCAATTAGGTTCTTCTATAACAGTAAATACTACTACGGCTAATGGTAGTTTTAATAATAACAATCAATTTTCAAATACTAGAGTTATGTTCTTTGGTGCTTTTCCTGCTAACTTAGATAATTGGAGTACAGATTGGGATACACATAAAGCCAATGTAAGCTACTACACATTACAAGCATTTGATAATGAAGATGAAGCTATAAGTCAAATATATAGAATAAATATTATATCAGATGATTGCAAAGGTTTTGAAGGTATTAGATTAACTTGGTTAAATCCACACGGAACTTGGGATTATTACACTTTTACTAAAAAGTCAGTTAGACAATTAACTACAAACAAAACAACATACACACAATTAGGTGGTACTTGGAATAAGAGTACGTTTAGAATAGATGGTTATAAAGGTGGTCAGAAAAACTTTAGAGTAAACACTAAAGAGTTAATCCGTATAAATACTGACTACTTAGTAGATGCAGATGCAATATGGTTTGAGGACTTAATTAATAGTCCTGAAGTTTACATACTAAATGGATACTCATCTTCAGATACTTTTGGTATGGTAAATAAATATGTAGAACCTGTAAGAGTAACTACATCAAGTTATACAAGAAAAAGCAAAGCAAACGACAAGCTAATACAATATACATTTGAGTTAGAAAAAACTAAAGTTAAAAGAACACAAAAAATATAATGAGTGAAGTTTTACAATTAATAGAAGGTTATGGATTACCATTAGTATTGTTATTGGGGGCTTTGTATGCTTTATACAATTTTTTCTTTTTTAGTATTAGAGAAGTT